TGAAAAACTTATAACCGGATGTTGTAAGTGTCCAGATAACACACCCTTCATAAAGAAACTTTGTGATATCCATAGTCTTTATAAGTTTATGGGTTTAGACCAAAATTGATAAAATCCAGTGATCTTTCCTAGTATCAAGGATGGAGAACCCGTCATATAGTTGTTTGAAACCGCGAAGTCTAGTAATGACAACAATGAATTGCTTCTATTGTGGCGCATCTGATACTGTTTCATTTGAGACAATTGAGTATCTGTTTGGTGTAAAAGCCTGCGCTCTCCACAAATCAGCTGCTATTCGTGATTGTAAGGCCTATCTACATGAAGAAAAGATAGTGAGATTTGAGGATGTTTTAGATCATCCTGTTATCGGACCCTTCCTAGATTCTCTGAAAAAAATTCAGTTTCCTGTTCTTCGCTCAAGCGGCGAGTTTCAGAATGGATGGATACTTGGTTCTGATAATAATTCATCTATACGTTACTGTGATGGAGAATGGAGAATTCTTGTTACTTGGAAAAGTCCTGATGGAGACACCGCGAAAGATATCTACAAATATACACCAATCTCTAATATGCCTTTGAAAGACATGGTTGATCAAGTCTTGTATTGTCTAGTTGATGGCGTCTATAGTAATGAATATGCGGAAGTAAAGGAACTTCAAGCAGAAGAGCACGCTGATATCGATGGAGTACACCATCTTCAATATAATGAAGGAACTGCTCGTATTCTTATTCCTCGTGTCACTCAGAAAGAGGAAAATCCATCAATGGTTTAAGTAAAACATACTAGCAAAGAAGAGATGGTGGCCGCACTTCTTCGGTCTCTTAATAGTGGTATTCAAGACAGTAGACTTTTACCGCCTGCGCATAATCCTACAATTCAAATGTTCATAAAAGCTTTCATACGATGTGGCCGCTTTACAACTCAGTTCACACGCATTGACTTTGATACCCGTCCAAACCTCGGAGTAAATTGTACAGTCACAATTCCTCGCAAAGGCCATCTTGTCTCAAGACTATATCTGGTTACAACTATGCCCGACATCGCGACACCTCAGAAGATTGCGCGCGCCGCATGTGATCTCTCTGGTGTTGAATTCGCTGGACCCACCTTCGGCTGGACAAACTCACTCGGCCATGCGCTTCTCACATCAGCTACGATCGATATCGGTGGTTCAAGATGTGAGCGCCTTGATGGACAGCTTCTAGAGGTCCTCGATGAATTCTACACACCGCTTGAAAAAACTACGCTCATGAACAAAGCATTGCCAAGAAAAGACAATGGGTTCAAAATCGGCACATTTGGCCTCAATGATACTCTGACAACGGCGGTTACACCACTCCCATTTTGGTTTTCATCAGGAGACAGTGGCGCATTTCTTCCAATTGACGCGATCCAAGCAGATAATGTTGTATTGACGATCTCATTCACATCACTTAATAGTCTGTATGTAAGTACAGGACATCAACCGATATCAATTGGACCCACATCCCTATCCGCAAGTTCAACACAAAGAACAAGTACTGCTTGTATTGATGGAGTTGTTAGTAATGTTAACACTGTAAGTACAACTCCTGCTAAAACAATAAATTATACACCCGTCGCGGGAGATGCTTATATTCCAATGGCTGGAAGTCCTTTTTATTATAAAAATATCAATGGGACACCTATTTATGGTTTAACTGGTAATCCTGACGTGAGTACACTCGCGTCCGTCATTCCTGGTTCTTCTATGCCTCTCACATTTCCACTCGGAGATACATATATAATGGTTGAATACGTCTATCTAGACAAGCCTGAAGCTAATCGCTTTCGCATAGCAGATATTCAAATTCCCATTATACAACACTATCCATTCGATGTACTTGATACACAGACACTTCCACGTGTTCGGTTTCCTTTGAAGGTGCCTAATCCTACGCGCAATCTATTCTTCTATCTTCAGCGGTGGGAAGCAGTCTCTTATAATGCGCCTTTCTTAGCAACACGGGATCTTTCAGGACAAGATGCGCCCATTGTACCTTGGTGGCCCGATGCGTCAGGTCTCAATGTATATGGTGTAGGCGATTACAGTCCTGGATTTAGTACACGCGAATCAGAACCCATAACATCAGTCGCATTGATCTATGAAGGTAAACATACACGATACTCGACAGACGCACCCTCACTTTTCCGTTCACTCATTCCATCATATGAAATGAGAAAAAGTCCATGGGTCAATAGATATTATTATACACTTCCATTTGGGTTTCAACATGGAATGATGCCTCCATCATTATGTTCAGGAGAAGCGAACCTGGACAAAATGATTAATATTGAGCTTTTAATGGATCTTCATCGCAATCGTGGATCTGTAAACCCGAACAATGTGCCGCGTTATTTCGTACATGTTTGGGCGGAGACTTATAATATTTTACGTGTCTATGGGGGGCGTGCTGGCCTTCTCTTTGGGTATTAGAGAGACCAATACAGTATATTGTTCTTTTGTTACAACAAGAACCGTATCAACCGTTTTTTTCAGCGCATATTTCAAGAGATGATCACCAATATATGACCATTCTTGAAAATGCTCTGTTTGTTTAAATTTGGCTTCTATTTTACTGGCTTCATCTGGATCAAGAAAAAACCACTGTGTCATATCGGTTACACAGAGAGATATCTCCATATTGTTAGCAATGAGATTTATCTCCATATTGTTAGCCATGAGATTTATCTCCATATTGTTAGCCATGAGATTTAAATCTCCAACGGCTTCATCATTGAAAAATACGCATCTACACGCCCCTTTCTGAGATAACATGGATCAAGTGATGACAATTCATCGAGCGATTCGTTCGATGTTAAAATCAAGACCACATTCTTAAAAAGTATCATATCATCAAAGAATGTATTATAGGTGCTTTTATTATACACAAGGGTTTGTATATCCTTATGTAATTTAATCTCATTCGCATGAACTGCGCGGATCAATGTATTTACCTCTTCAATTACAACAATAAGAGGTTTCCCATCATCATCCGCAATTTCTGCTTCGCGCGCAAGACTGTGGAGCGAATCACCTGGATTTGAAGGATTGAATGTATGACAGAAGGAACCGTCCAACTCTTTTGCTAGAAGAATACCTACTGTACTTTTTCCAGCCCCAGATACACCCTGAAGAAAGACAGTCGCACGCTCTTTCGTCTTAAAAATGGAAGAAATCTCAGAAATAATATCTTCTTGTTCTTCATGTGGAACTATACTTGTAACATCTAAATTACGACGAGTATAATATATGTTTGAATAAGTACCTGACCGATTGAAAAAAGTAATTATTTTCTTTGTACTCCTGGCTATATTTGTAGTTGGATTAAATACAATTTCTTCTGACTGTATCATTTTATTGAAGACAGTCTTTGTTGTTAGTATATGTATCTGACCTGAAGTTCCATCATTGCGATCACCTAGCGTATAATAACCTATACAATGTAGCCCTATAAAGACCCCTGATGGGGAGAGTTTTCCATGCTGGAATGCGATAGCACTTGAAACAGTAGATTTTTCCAAAATTTTAAATATCTTTCGCACCTTCTCTTCGTCATTTCGGATTATAAAATATCCGATTCCAAAATAACGAACAACTATAAGAAGAGGTTCCACAAGTATACTTAATGAACATAATAATGTGCTTACTATTGTAAAAACATTCATCATCTATTATATTTAATGAGGTCTATTTTTAGGCCTCACGTCACGACTTTACAAGGTTAGCTCCACATCACCCTTATTAATTATCGCAATACTTTGAAAAAGCATTTGTTCTTTTATAGTAAGAGCCTCTTCTCTCTTCTTTATTGTATCAAGTATGTTTATGAATTCTGCTTCACGATTACTAATTATTGATATATGTTGAGCTATTACTTGTTCTTTCATAGTAACTGTTTCGTCAAGTTTTTTAACTCTATCAAGTATAGTTGCTATTTCTGCTTCACGTCTATTAACTGTCGCAACATTTTCAGCCAATATTTGTTCTTTTATAGCAAGAGCCTCTTCACGAAATGAGACCGCGTCTTCAAGTCTTGCGGCCTCATTTTCACGATCCTCTAACTTGCTTATTTCAACTGTAAGAAGAAGTGGCGGACATAAATTGATATATTCATCTAAAACTCCATTTTCAAGTAAGCGTGTTCTTTGATGTATCGATCCAAACTGTACACAGACCGCAGACCCAAGAATGCTATTTATAGAGGAGCCAGGTAAACCACCAACCCACGCAATCGCATTCATATCAGGCATTTCATTGTTAAAAAGTTCCCATGTAGTAAATGACTGCTTCCATTTTTCAATATATCCTGCTTTTACACTTTGTAAAAATGTAGCATGAAGACATTGCGCGAAATCTGAACTGTACCATCCTACAGGGTCCATTCTATTGTACGTCGTAAGTTCTGTATATTTAAACACACCATGTCTTTGATGAAGATGTGTTATAATTGGATTATTAATTATATTTGCGTAAAGCAACATATGGGTTGTATCTTCGCACCGAGCTGTAAACATTGTATTTACAAATGTCGGATCTAAATACACAATTGTATCGTCTATTTTCAAATAAGCAGTATTTGGATCAGATGCGAGTGGATAATATCGCTCTACATCAATACTTCCAGGTATCTCTATTTTCTTTATCCAGCTGAATGTTTTAATGAGTTTATTCATATAAGCTATATTTTCGGGATTTTCAGTATTTACCCATAAATGCCATTCATCAAAACTATTTTTTTGATGATTTAGATGCTTTAGTAATATAGAAAGATTGCGTTTCACACCACCAGGTGTTATAACAATACGCTTCATTAGGATATGTTAGTTTGCGTATTTTAGACCACCACGCCCAGATCCGAATACCGCCACCGCATATGTATCAACAACGACGCGCATTTCCGTGGTCTTTTGACCAGCCAAATCAACATATATAGTTGGGCGATCCGCAGTTGTAAAGTTTACAGTCCCTTCAGGCTGATGCTGATACGGTGCGATCCTTCCACGCAGATCACCAAGCTCCCAACTCATTACGCCAAATCCAGGTCCAGGATCACGTTCCTCCTTCGCTAAGTGCTGAAGAGTATTCCAGACAAGTGGAGAAAAAAATGTTTCACGATCACGACCAGCAATGAAAAATGATATATTATTATAATATTCAGGTCCATTTATTGCGACATACTTATTTGCGCGTATATTCTCATCAGTATTAAACCAAAAGACCATTCGCCCCGCTGGATGTGTCGCATCTACGCGACGGCTCGCTAATGCTATAGAAGCATTGGCTAGAGGAGCATAATCAAATGTGCCAAATGAAAACGTATTTTCATAGAGACGAGAAAAAGGAATTTCAAGAGTGGAGCGTACAAGACGATCGCGTGTTTCAGGTCCAACATAGATATGACGGGTTTCCAATTGAAGTGAAGGGGGTGCTTTCAAGCCTGTCTTAAATTGCGTAGGGGTTGCGGTTGCTGACGTTTGAATTGTAAAATCACTTCGCTCCCATGGGGATGGTTTTGCTCGACCATCACTTGCTTCAATAAGATCTTCTAGTTTGCGCAGAGTTACTCTTAATTTATAGGTTTGCTTGCGAGATGTTATACTCGGAAATCCTCCATCATCAGGATGCTGACATCCGACAAGTGGAAGACGAAGACGAAGTAGACCGGGTGTAGCAGCTCTCGCAATTTCAATATCCGTCCCACTGTGTGTACCTGTTATCTTGTTTTCTAAGAATGCGCTGTTCAATGAACCACGGGATCGGCTTGCTGCGAACAGCGCATCCCCACTGAATTCCTGGAGAAGAAGTTGATCCTGATAGATTTGTATATTCTTAAAAAGAAAATAGCCTATCCCATTGGTATATCCATAAGTAACACCTGATATATCCCGTACAATGGACGTAGGATTTTGCGCTGCTTGGATTACTGGAAGCCAGCTTGGCAATTGGATAAGAAGTGTTGGATCTGTGAAGACTTCACCTGCGACTTCAAAGTCGAATTCACAGGTACGACCAAATTCAGCACCATTCAGTGGGGGTATTAATCTACGCTCATGTATTTGTGCTGGGACAGGATTATAATTATTATCAAATGGTGAAATTGCGGTCATATCATTTTTAAAAAAATAGGTATCTTTGTTACCACGCGCAAGAAGTTCATATAAAGCACCTTCTGCGGCCATTCTTCTTAACGTCGTGACTTTAATTTAAGCAAGCGCTTGGGTGGTTTCGTTAAAATAAACTCACGACATTACAGATGAACGAGTATTATATATTAGTCCAAGCGGATACTGTGCTCTCTGTATTTCATTCCCTAATGGACATCTTATCATGGAAACCTCCGCATAAAGTAGCCGATCCACTTGTAATACATCGTGTACGTGAAGAGAATGGTATTTTTACTATTCAAAAAATTCAAGTAAATGCGGATCTATACAATATTAGGGTTTAATTACTTTTAAAACCATTTCTGCAGCCTTATCCGCAGTATTTGGCAATGTCAAGAACCCCTTCCGACGATATGTGTGAAATTCAATTACATGCTCAGCTGCTAGACCCGTCTTAATCCATTCATCCATATATTCTTTCGTCTTCAAGTAACCATCATTTGAATCTGATATTCCATTTGACTGAAGACTTTTCAGAAGATGAACCGTTTCTTTGACACGATCAAATTTAGTTTTCTCCATCTACCGGTGAGACTTAAAATTAATGAAGCTCAAAGAGCTTCGTCAATTTTAAGATCCATCACCAAATTAGTCGTAAGTGCTGGCTGTAGCCAGCCATCCCTTAGGGTTGGACATTTATATAAAGTCACGACGTTACCTTATATACTGATACCGGTGAGACTTAAATTTAACGAAGCTC